AGCGACCCCACCACCAATCTGCGGGAATGCGCCCCCAAAGCCTGGGGTCAGCAAGCCGCCAATGCCACCGCCGCTACCGCCTAGAATTGAGCCTAGAAGGCCCGTGGCTGATGCGCCTATACCTCCACCAGCACCGCCACCCGAAACTCCACCAGCGGCCCGCCCAGCGCCGCCAATGCCCCCCAGAAGACCGCCGAAGAGCTGCGCGAAGACCTTTTGGAGACCAAGCCCGAGGAGGTCACGGAAGAAGGTCACGAACGACTGCTTGAGGTTGTCGAGCAGCCCCTTGACGCTGGCAAAGCTTCGGCTGATGTTTTGCCCAAGCCGCTCAAAGGCGTCGCCCGTGCTTTCGACCTCGCTGTTGAATCCGCGCATAAATCGCTGAGCTGCTGTCAGCTCCACCCCGAGATTTCGCAGTGACGCAATCTCCTCATCGATCTTTGCGGCGCGAACATCGGACACATCGCCCATTGCCTTTTCCGCTTCCAACATCGCGATTCGCAAATCACGATCTTGCCGCAGAAGAGCATTGATCTGCTCACGCGCATCGGCCTGAGTGAGAACACCACGTTCAAGCTGATTCTCGATTTCGATCCGCTGCCGGCTGATATCAGTCAAAGCAATCTCACGTGATATCTGCACCTCTCGCGCTTGTGCGATCCGCTCACGTGCCGCTTGTATCAACGGATCCACGCGCTCTTCGACCTGCTCCTGTGGCGCGCGATTCAGGTCAAGTTGTGGCAAGGCGTTTCGCCGTCGGTACTCGGCAAAGTTATCTTCAAGCGCTGTTGTCAATTCCAGGACTGCTATTTTCTGATCAGCATAGAGGCGAAGGAGCTTTGCCTCGATGGTTAGCTTCTCAGCACCACGCGCCGTAGATCGAGCCGCTTCGAGTTGCGTCGTCTCCAACTTCAGCAAGTCAAGCTGTCGGTTTGTGGACTCTTCCTGAATGGCAATCTTGGCATCTGAGAGCTGGCGGAATGTCACCAGACCTGCTTCATATTGTCGCTCAAATTCCTGTAATCGCGCATCACCTTCGGCCTTGAGGATACGATTCACCTGCTCGACGCGCTCACGCTCAAGAGCCAGCTGTGCATCGCGAAACTGCTTTGCCTTCTGCAATGCCTCATCAGTTGCGGCGGAAGTCGCACGTGCCCTAGTCGGTATTTGAGCGCTACCAGCACCCGGCGTCCTGGCTCCCGGTGTGATCGGCGCTTGTCCCTGCTGCTCCCGGCGTGCAATCTCAGCATTCACGCGGTTCGTGTTCGCGAAGCCCTGATCAAGTCGAGGTGCCAATTCCTGTATGCGCTTTGTGTTTCGCGCGATGAAGTTGTCAACCGATATCCCCAGCAAAGAAAGCAGACCGCGCAAATCATCAGCAAGCGAAACCATCACGGCGCGCACACTTACATCAACCGCTGTTACTACCAGCTCTGCGCTATCACGTATAACAGCAAACAAGCGAGTCGCGAGGTTGATCACATTCGTCAGCGATAAGCCCGATTCCGATAAGAGCTGTGCTAATGGCTTGAGCGCGTTAAACACGCCAAAGATTTCGTTGGCAAGCGCTTTCAGTTCGTCAGCATTCTCACCAAGTTTGTTACCAAGCGAGGCGATAATCGGAAGCAGGTTCTGCAATATCGCGTCGCCGATCGGTGCAAGGGCAACCAACGCTGCCTGCGTTGCTTTTTGCAATTGCGTTCCCAACGATTCCTGAATGTTCGTAAAACGGGCATCGTTTAATATCGCGTCTGAGAGTCCTAGGAAATATGTTTCAGCTGTTAGCTTGCCAGCTTCTTTCAGTGCGCGAAGTCGACCAGCGTCGCGTGTCCCAAATGCCTGCTCAAGCAGCTGCTCGAAGATTGGCACCTGCCCCAACGCCTCTTTGATGTCAGTACGTTCAAAGCCCTGACTGAAGATCTGTTGAAGATTGCGCGCGAACTGTTGCGGATCCGGTAAGGTGAAAGCCGCGTTAAGCCGGCCAATGGACTTAATGACCGTGTTTATAGTGGAGTCCGTGATCGTACCAATCGCCTTGAACTGCGCGAAGAGATCAGCAGCAAACGTGGTGGTAACGCCGGGGCTTGAACTGGCCAGCTGCCGCAACTCTGCCAGCTTGGCGTTGGCAGCAGCTACGGAGCCAGTGAGAGCCGCGATTGTTTGGCGTGATCTGTCGATCTGGATGGCCGCATCAACTGCCGCTTTACCGATGCCAGTGAGCGTCGCGGCAAAGCCAAGCCCGGCAACCACCCCGCCAAGCGATGACGCAAAAGATCGATACTGCTTCAACACCGAATCAAGCGGAGAGGTCATATTCGACTGGAACTTACGTCCAATCCTCTGTGACTGATCATCGATACCGTTCAGCGCGGATTTAATCGCTTCGGCCAATTGCTTTGCCGCACGCTGAGCATCTCCGGTATCGAGTCCCACTGCTATGACTATCGGTGCTGCCATTGCTTAGCCCCCTATGCGACTCTGAAGCCGCGACTGTAACGCCGCCTGATCGCTGGCCTGTTGCTGTCGTTGCTGCTCTCGTTCCTGGTCCTTCTGTCGGGCTCGTTCGAGTGCCCTGATGCATTGCCACTGATAAGCGGTCAATGAATCAGGATACCCGAACGTTCCCCCACAGGCTTTTACCTCGTCCAGTAGCATCGCCTCTGCGATTGCATCGGCCAATTGTCGCGGCTGCTGTCCCGGTTTCGTGTCCTTCTTTGAGCATCCGCTACATACTTCCTCGACCGGCGCATCTGGATACTTCGCCAATGGCCCGACGATCTGACAGACCTCCTCACCGGGGCAGGGCTGACTTCCAACGCGCCGTGATGCCTGTATCTGCTTATCAAACCAGTCCTCGAGAGCCGTCGTCAGTCCAATAGTGACGCCTCAAGCGCGGCCATCAGCGTCTGCACAATCAGCCGCTTCCAGGTTGGATCAATCGCCGCGAGAAACACGGAACGCTCCGATTCGAACAGTGGCTTGTCCTTCACCGTGCCGCCTTCGATGTCCGTCACCAGCAGGTCATACATCTCGACATAAGCGCGAAGGTCAGCGCCGATCTTCGTGCGCGGTCGCTTGGCTCCGCGAATGAAGCTGACCTTTGACGCCGTTCGCTTAAACTTGGCGCGTTCCGCTTCCGATGGCTCGCGGAGGGTATGATCGATCGTGAATAATGGCTTGTCCTGATCCGGCCCCACAAGCTGACGGATCGTCCAGCTATTGGCTCCAAGGCTAACCTCGTCCTCGTCGCCAACCACCTGAGCCGATCCCGCATACATTGCAAGAATGGCCGTCTTCTTGTGCCCGGCACGCATCGTGGCTTTCTCGCCATCGGTCAGGGCGCGAAAGTCCGGTATGCCCTTATAGCCCTTCACCTTGAGGATGATCTTGTCCCACAAGGCACAGGTCGCCTGCTCATCATCGGTGACAATCCGCTCTTCGCGCGGGCTCTCCTCGACGATCTCCAGATTGATCGCTTTCTCGCGGTCGAGCAATTCGACCAGCGTTGGCTTTCGTAGTCGATGCGAAACGATGAAAGGGATATCGCCGCCCGGCCGGGCATTGATGTGAACTTCTACGCTGTCAGCGTCAAACGGATATGCAGTATCGTTCAATGGTTCCTCCTACCATTTACCGATTGGACACCTGAGACGGCCAATCCTCGTCTTTGTGCGGATATCAGATCCAAACCATTGCGGACATCCGCACTCGCCGCAATGGTAGCCCGTGCGAGTTTCGATGATCGACGGGCACGCTTGGCAGATGGCCTGCCGTCCGCGCTGAATGTGTGTGGCTGATTCACCGAAGCGGACCAGCCACCACATAGCGCGAATAAATGAGATTACACGCAACACGGCCTTGGCCCTTGGACTGCGCCAAGTTCGCCGCCGATGATCTCCTCGATCTCCTTCCGCGTAAGTTTCTTGCCTTCCGGCATCAGCGAGGCATCGTTGCGCTGCATCGCCGCCCGTCGTACCCGATAATAGGCCGCGAGAACGACAGGATCCATCACCTCCGGCCCCACGGTGAAATCGAAGACATCACCACCGCCGGCGCTGGCCGTTGCCTTTGGCTCGACGGCCGTTTGCTCTGCCGCTACACCCTTAGACATAGTTGGAAGTCTCCTGATTGATGACCTCGGCCTTAAGTGCTCCACCCGTGACTGAGTCATACATCCCCGTAAGGTTGATGGTGATTGCCGCATCGCCCTCAGAGTCCGTCGGATCAACGCTGGTGATCCGCGCCTTTGGGATGATGTAGTTGATTGTGTACTTGTAGGCGGTTCCGGCCTCGGCCGTCGACTGCGCCTTAAAGGTGACGTCGGTCAGCTCCTGCCCGGTGACATAACGCTCCCAAGGCACAACCGTTGAATCCAGCAGAATCACAAGCTGAGCCGTGACCGTCCGCGATCCGCGCAGTAGCTTGCCGGCGTAGGCCGGCGCTGTCGTCGTCGCGTCATAGGTGAGCGTCTGAGTGCTATCACCGGGACAACGATCATTCAGTCGAAGATTGTTGGCAACCTCGACCGACCAGCTGCGGAGCGTGCAGCCCGATCCTGAAAAGGTCGTCGTACCATCGGCATCCGTCCAGTAGACCGACACACCCGCGCCAGTCAGACAGGCCGCGATGTCCATCGTTGACGGCAGCGAGGTCAGGCCGTGCGGAGTCGTGAACTTACCGGATCCAACGATGTCGGCGGAGTATTGTGGTCTATCGGCTCGATTCTGAGAGAGTCGAAACCGATCGACCACGCATCCAGCGAATCGATGGCTTGCACCGCCAAGCTCTGCCGCCATTGCAAAGGATGGGTACTGGCGACCACTGGCAATCGGCAGCATACTGCAAGAATGCTTATAGGCCGTCGTGCCGCCCTGCTGCGCCGTCGTCACTGTGCCGCCCAGGGCACGCAACGCCAGACGCCCGGCGATGGCGTAATTCACATCGTCGGTAAAGGTTACGGCCGGATGAGTCAGGTAATTCGCGCACCATTGAGTCGCAAACTCGTGGCCGTTACCGGGGACTCCGGCATCGTTCAAAAACTCAACCTGTGGTAACACGAAGGATGCCTGCTGGCTTCGAATCTTCGCGTAATTACTACCAGTGGCCGATCCGTCATTGTACGCGGCCTCCACTGTCTTGGTGACGTATAGAGCAACGTCATTACTCAAATATTGCGGCATATTGCCTCCTTAGCAAGGGTCAATGGTTATTGAGCCTACGGCGAAATGCAGAAGCTCGCCGCCATAAACATTCAGATCGATAGCCCACCGAATCGGCTGCCGTCGCTTTAGCGCGTTCTCCAGTGTTGCGACATCGTCGAGGGCGGCCGTGATGGCATCCAGTTCCGTGTTAAACGTCAGATCCGAGTTGGCCGTTCGGTTGCCAGTCTGGTAGTAGTGGAGCGCCCAAATGTCATAGGACCAGTCACGCTCAACGCAACGCATAGCAACCTCACGCCCATTATCCTGACTGCGCGTTATGACGTAACCGTGAACGCGGTCATTGTCCGCCGATGATCGCAACAGGCCCGGCCACGTATCCTGCTTGACGCCAAGCACCCACCACGGATAGACCACGGCCAGCGGAGCCGCGGTTGTAATCACGCTCTCAAGGGCGGTCCTGATTGTCTGATCCGAGTAGGTGGTCGACATTACCGATTCATCCTCACGCGCGTCTGTCCGAGTATGCCGGCAAAATCAGCGCGTACCTTATCAAGCGCTGGCTCGATGTAGGGCCGTCGCGCCATAAAGCGCGTTCCATATTCCAGATATGCCGCATAATTGGCATTGATGGAAACGGTAGCCTGAGCCTCTCCGGTCATCTGCCAGTTGATCGAATTCGTCAGCGTGCCGGTGTCCATCGCCGGCGCTTCACCGGGAGCCGACGCGATGTGGATCGCCGTCCGGCCTCTGCGGTATGCGCGTCCCGTCTTTGGCAATGACATCAAGCGCTGCATTTCGGCGACAATGCCGACTGCCATAGAGCGGACCACCATCGACGCCTGCCCTGCCATCTGCTGCACAGCCTCAGGTGATATCTCTACGTCATAGCGCAATGGATCAGCCATTGTCGGGCTCCGTGCTGTTCTCAGCCGGATCACAGGTCAAGATCCAGCCGCTCCCAAGTTGTTGCATTGGCCGGAGCGCAGATATCCGATATGCCTGTTGCCGGCCGTTGACGTCGATCACAACCTTTGCCCCGGTATGCAGATTCTTATCCAGCGTTACTGTCGAGACCTCGCTAGTCATCCAGATTCGTACCTGGTTGGATTCACTCTTATTGTCGCGCTGAACGTGCCAGCCGTTGCGCGTCGTAAAGACTTCGACCTCACCATCGGCCGGCGTCATCTTGTAAAACGTCAGGCTTGCCGACGATCCGTAAAGAGCGCCGCGCATCATATTCAGTGTGGACGCATTTAGCAGATTCATCCGCGAACAAGCCTCCCTGAATGACACAAGCCGCTGATCAGCTGGGATACCGCAACCGGCAAGCCAGCCTCCTTTGCAGATGGCGCGTACTCAACCGTTACGCCGTCCGCCTGAAAGCGTGCTATCCGCTGCCCCTCGTTTGTCTCGAACCCTTCCAGATATGCAATAGCCAGCTCACATTGCGCGTCTTTGACAACATCCGGAATTTCGGTCGATTCGTAATACTCGCCCCAGAATCCCATCGAGAAATCGTTCAGGCGCTGATTGGCTGTCCCGGTCAATGCGCTGTCCTTCTTTGGCACCTCATACCGCGGCCAAGCCAACGCCTGCTCGCCGTCCACCTTTGAGCCGCGCCAGTTTTCACGGTTCAATCTACGGGCGGCCATAAGCAAAGCGCGAATCTTGTTATCAGGCGTCGCCGCATCAAACGCATCGGCATTGATCCGGTTGTGATCGCGATATGTGGCAAACTCGGCCAGCGTCACATAGGACGTACTGGCCGAGCCTCCCACCGTGGTTATGATGTCGGTTGTATTCGGCATCGGTTATCACTCACCCCTTTGGACGTGGCTTCCTCGGCTTTCCTGGCATTTCTGGATCACCTCCCTCTGCCTCGATTGGCTTGTGGGAAGAGGCGTCATCGAGCACCCGCCAACCCATCGACTGCATCGACTCCGCCTCTTCGGGGTGGACATCGGCCGTGGTTGG